TCTGGCCATTATCGACAGTTCGTCTTCATCGAGATAAGTAACAAGGTTCGCAGCGTGAGGTGCGTTTTCAAAAGCGGGTAGATTAGCCTCGTCGACAAATTCACCTACCAGTGCACCGCCGTCGTCAAGCTCCCTTACCTGCGGATTAAATTCTTCAGGTAAGTCGATGTCTGCTTCCACACCATTCGGGTCTGCATCCACGGGTAAGTCGTACTGGTTGAGGGGTTTTCCTACGTTGTCGTTATGTGGCATATATTACCTTTATGAAAAATCTATTGCTCGTCTTGGTACGTACGTACCTCGCTCGTCACTAGTCAGTCGTAACAAACCACCTTTACGGAATCTGATGAACGCCGCGGTGGTAGAATCGACCTGATCGTCGAACTTACCCATCGGGAAATTATGGCACTCTTCAATCAAATCATCCGCCCAATTGGTTATGGGTGCCCATACTAAACCATTTTCTAGCAGAACAGAAGCGGAATTAGCTCTGGTTACCTTGTCTGTACCCTTTCCTGGGCTGAATGTACTGACCGGAACACCTGCTTGTCGTAGCTCGTGGGCCAACG